AAAGCTTCTAAGCCACATGATAAAACAAGGTATATATGATAAATATGCTAATAAATGCTAATAAATGGTAACCATATGCCTTAAATGGTAACAAATGGTAACACATGGTACTATATGGTACACATGGTACTATATGGTACACATGATACTATACGATAACCATAAGGCTATATAAATCAACAATATTCCTAACGTATCCCCTTACAGTAGAACAGTTAACTTTTTGGCTTTTAATAGATTTTCTCTCCTCCTCGTATTGTCTATTAGAAGCCAGAACTAACCGAGGATATATATGACAAAAACAAAATTCAAACAAATAGAACTCCCACCTTTAAAACCCATATTTGATATGGACAAAATAATTACTAACATAAACAAAAAATTAGTAAGCGTTTGTATACCAAATAAAACCTTAATTGAACTAATTGATGTTAAGCATATGCATCGAACTTGGATTACTTATGAGTTTTATGGTAACGCTAATTATTATGAAATTAAAAATAACACAAAAACTAAGAAAACCTGCTCAATTACTTATAGAGATTATGACGATTTTGAATCATTAACTTTTAAGCATATGCAGCTACAACAAAAATGGAGGAATGATTATGAGTAAATCTAATAATACTTGCGACGATTGTGGAGAGCCTACAAAGCTTGACGAATGGTCATGTAATTGTAAATGTATTGATTGCGGACCTTGTAAAGATAAAAAATGTAAATCTGATATGAAAGATAAATAATATGGCTAAGAAAACAAATACAGCTTTTGAACATTCTAAGGTTAAGAAAAGACCTGGAGTTCATTCTAAAAGCCCAAACAAAAAGACTAAGTTACAACATAGTAAAAAATATAATAGACAAGGAAGGCCATAATGGTTACTGCAGAACAATTATTAATTCAGGCTGCTGAACTTAAAAGAAAGAAGTCTGAAGATTATCAAGGAAGTACTTGGACTGAAGCTGATTACTTTCCTTATAAAGAAAAATCATACTCTCATATGTTACATACTAAATATTTGAGAATGAGAAATATTGTTGATGGCAATCAAAAAACAAACTTTGAAGCCTTAGACGATACGTTAATAGACATGGCAGTTTACGCTTGTATGTTTGCTGCTTACTTAAAAAATAACAAAGGAGAAAAGATGAGTACTGAAACAATTAAGACTGAAGAACCAAGAACGATTACTAAACCTTTTGATCGTGGAGATCATGTTTCAAAAGTAGGTGGCGATTATAAATTTGATGGACGTATTGTATCAATATTCCCTAAATTATCTGGAGCAATAAGAGTTGTTGTTGAAGATGATAGAGGTGTATTGCACGTTTATTCTGAAAAAAACTTAAAACACAGGGATTAATATTATGAATAATGTAGAATTAGATTACTTAGCAGTAGCAAAGAACATTCTACATTCTGGTATTGAACAAGAGGGAAGGAACGGCGTAACAAAACGCCTTCCTTTCCAAACATTAGATTTTAATATATCGGAATACTTTCCATTATTAACTTCAAGAAGAATTTTTTATAAAGGCGCATTAGGTGAATACGCTGCATTTGTTAGAAAGCCTAAACATATCAATACGTTCAAATTTTTTGATTGTAACTATTGGGATACTTGGGGAGATATTGATGGCGATATTAATATTGATTATGGTAACAAATGGATTGAGTGGAATGGCGTTAACCAATACCAAAATGTATTAAATGAATTAAAAACTAATCCAACAAGTAGAAGATTATTAATTACAGGTTGGGATCCAACAAGTGCTGATAAAGTTGATTTGCCTTGTTGTCATTACAGTTATCAATTCTGGAGTGATGGTACTAATTTAAATTTACTATGGAATCAACGATCAGGTGATTGGATGGTTGGCATACCTTCTGATATGATATTAGCTTCAACAATGCTTTTATGTTTTGCAAGTTTAAGTAATTTAAAACCTCAAAATATTAAAATGATTATTGGTGATGCTCATATTTATGAAGAACATTTTGATAATGCTAATAAACAATTAAACACACAATTATATGATTTACCAAGATACAAGTTTACTAAGCAAGATAGCTTATACACTTTTTGGCCTAATCATATTGACATTGTAAACTACAAATATAACAATAATATCAAATACTTATTGAAGGAATAATATGATAAACGATATAGAGAAAATGCACAGTAAATTCCAAGTTACGGATTTTATTAATAATAATAAAGATAATAAAAAACTTTTAAAACAATATTTAAAATTTAGATTAGACTTTATTAAAGAAGAATTAGATGAAACCTTTGATGCTTTCTTCAACAAAGATGATGTAGAAGTATTAGATGGGCTAATAGACATTCTCGTGGTTACATTAGGAACCCTTGATGCTTTTAAATGCAAAACGCCAGAAGCCTGGAATGACGTATTCAATTCGAATATGACTAAGCATCCTGGAGTTAACGAGACAAGACCTAATAACTTTTCATTGCCGGATATGATGAAGAGCAAGACGTTTGTTAAACCTGAGTTGAAAAACTTTACAGGTTTACTTAAAGAAATACTAAACACTTAACAAAGGAGACAACAATGTTGTTACAAAACGTAGAAATAAGTTGGGTTAAATTTGATTCAGCTAATCCTGATATGGGATTTGATAAGAAGACACCACAATTTTCGTGCACAGTAAAAACTGGAGATAAAGTTCAAGCTGAAGCATGGAAAAAAGCATCAATCAATGTTAAACCATCTGAAGAAAATGGTAGCGTTGTATATTCAGTAACTCTTAAAAAGAAGATTTATGCTGATGCTGATGGAAAAAGTACAACTAAACCACCAGCTGTAGTTGATAAACAATTACAACCTATAACTAATACAGCAAGTATTGGTAATGGATCTAAAGGTAATGTTCAAGTAAGATTGAAGCCTTATGATTACTTAGGTAAGCAAGGTATTTCTGTACAGCTTTTAGCTATGCAAGTTACTGAGCTTAAAGAATACATTGGTGGCGATCAATTAGAGTTTGCTGCTATTGATACTGATACTGCAGTTATCTAATAATAATAAACAATGGCGACGTTGAAATATACGTCGTCATTTTAATATTAGGAGAATTATGACAGCCAATATAAGAAAATTTGAAGAGATCGATACTGATAATACTTTTAATATGGATCCAGCAGAGATTAAATTAATTGTAGATAAAACAAAAAAGTCTATAGTTAAAAGTTTTTATATACCTATTGAACAAAAAGAGATTGGTATTGTAAACACTGATACAAACAAAATTGAAATAGTTGTTAAAGTTAACATGATCTTAGACTTAAAAGATATGCACAAAGATGACTTAGAACTAGTTTATGAAGAAGCAAATATAACAGAACAATTTAAAAAATATTATCCTTGTAATTATTTATACTTACTTGGTGATCATACAGTTGTTCAATAAATAAGGATAAAAATGAAAATAATTTATGATTTAGAAACAAATGGTTTAATACCTGAAGTAAGTAACATATGGATTGCTGTCTGTAAAAATATAGAGACAAATGAAATTACTACATTCTCAGATCATGATAAAGATTCAAAACCTTTAAATGAATTATTACCATTTTTAAATAAATGTGAAATTTTAATAGGGCATAATATCATAAATTATGACAATGTGGTTTTACATAAACTTTTAAATTGGCAGCCACCAAAGAGTATCAAAATGATTGATACAATGTTGTTAAGCCAAATGAATAACTTTAGAAGAGAAGGCAAACACTCACTTAAAAACTTCGGTAAAATACTTGGAGATGCAAAGCTTGAGTTTAGTTCTTTTCATGAGTACACTGAAGACATGAAAACTTATGCAATACAAGATGTAAATTTAAACCATAAAGTTTATAATTATGTTACAAGAGAAGCAGTTGATTTAATTAAGAATAGACCTAATTATAAACAAGCTTTACAAACTGAACATGCAATTGCTACTTTATGTGCTAATCAAGTTAAAAACAAATGGAAGTTTAATACTGTATTAGCTAAGAAACATTATGAATATTTAACTTCAGAAATGAAAATTATTGAAGATGAAATTAATCCTACATTAAAGCCTAGAAAAGTTTTAATTGATAAGGAACCTAAGAAAGCTAAGTACCTGCAAGATGGTAGACTTTCTGCAGTAAGTGCCAGAATGCTATCTGAATTTACAGGTACTGAGATTAAACAAACTGATACTGATAAGTGGAAACCTAATAAATTGTTTCAAAGATTTAATATGGTTGAAGCTGATCTTGGTAACATGGATCAAGTTAGAGGAATGCTTTTAGATAACGGTTGGGAACCAACTCAATTTACGCCTAAAGGTGAACCAAAAATTACAGATGATTCATTAACTAAAGTTGTTAGTGACTTAGGTAAAAAGATAATTTATTATTATAGTTTAAGATCAAGACATTCTGTACTTAAGGGTTGGATTGAATTAGCTGAGTTAAATAATAATAGAGTTTATGTTGAACCTTTTAATATAGGTACACCTACTTTTAGACAACGACATTCTAAAATTGTTAACGTGCCTGGAGCCAAGTCATTTTTTGGATCTGAAATGAGAGAATTATTTGTAGCTGATGAAGG